TAGCTGGTCTTCCAACAACTAGTTCTGGCTTCGCTTGGCCATCCCTTGAGTCGCCGGCGACGAAGGCGCCGGCTGGCGTACGATCAGTCCCGTCTTCAAAGCCTATAGCACTTAAGGCGCCGGATGCAATAGATTTGGCGCCAGACCAGCCTCCCTTAGCTAGCTTTGTTATTGCCCAATCATCTTTTTCTACTTTCATTGTTGGCATATAACCTTTAACTTTTTTCATTGCCTTCGCGAGTTTACGAGGTATGGCCATTATCCAGTCGACCAGTACTTTTATTTTATTTCCAATCCATTTAAATGGTGCTGCTAATGTTTTAAATACGCTAGAAACCATTTTGACTGCTTTCTTCCATGCAGCTGCGAAAACGCCGGGTAAATCCATAAAAGATGGTGAATGGCGCATAAAAAAGAAACTTTTAATCTTCTTTATCATGTTGTGGAACCAATCTATAACACTGCGCACGATGCTTTTAATATCATCCCACCAAATCCATATGGCCGCGCCTATCGCTACGAAGCCGGCGACGACAGCCCACACGGGCGCCGACATGGCGGCTGCGATGGCGCCGATTGCCCACCAAATTCCTTTTAGTACGGTCCACACAGTTTTGAGCGACCAAATAAACATGAAGGCCTCGATTACTAAGCCTATAGCCCAAGCTATTCCAACAAAAATGGCGGCAATAGGCGCCAAAGCAATTTTAATCTTACCCCATAGCCTATACCATTCGTCCATCATATCGATAACATTTTTCATGGTCTTCGCTCGTGCTTCTTCAGCTAATCTATCAAGTTCTTTTCGGGTCGTAAGATCTTTTGCTTTGTCTGCTAAATCGCCCTGCTTATCGAGATTTCCTTCAATTGCAGCTGTCGCTTCTTTGATACTCGATATATTATCATCATTAAATATTTTTTGAGCGACAGCAACATCAGTGGTGCCCAAAGCCGTAGCCGCCAAATCTTGTTNNNAACGACCAAGTTGGTCAAATTGTTTGCCACTTTGTTTCATCGCATCTTTAACCATTTGAATTCTTTCGCTTTCGTTTNCATTTATTAAATCCATTGAGTTTAAAAGAGGACCCCCAAGCACATAATTTAATTTCATTGCTGACTCGGCTGCTCCTTCAAATGTATCGAATTGTTTTGCAACATTAAGAAGATCACCCATTTCGACGCCGGCTTTTTTAGCTGTAACTGCTAATTCCTTAAACATTGCAACGCCTTTCTCTTTGCCATACCGCATAAATGTGCCCATGTTGGCGTTTAAATCTGCTAGCATCTTGTTGGGACCAACTCCCAACTCTCTTGCAAATTTGGTCATATTTGTAGTTATGCTTTTTATTTCTTTGGGACTGGTTCCAAATCCTCGATTTAGATGATCGATTGTTTTAGAAAGAGTGCCAGCATCAACATTAAAGCGGCCCAATATTCCTGCGTGTAAGGCCAATTCTTCACGTTGTTCTTTGTTTAGTTCCGTAAATGCTTGTGAGTTTTCAAAAAGACCTTGATAAGCCTTTTCGGCTTCATCAAAAGTCATATACATAGAATTAAATTTTCCCTTAAGATCTTCAAGTTCTTGGCCATATTTTTGAAGAGCGCCTGTATTTCGTACAAAACGAATATCAGTTTCTGCATATGCGGTCCATTCAGATCCAGCATCTTTCATCTGTTTCTTCATTTTTGCCACTGCTTCAGATGCTTTACCCAATGCGGTTTTCAATATGTTGGCGCCAGTAAACAGTTTCCCCATTGTTCTGTTGGCTATTTTCATAACCCCCGAAAAGCNTTTACCAGAAGCAAGAGCGTCGATCATATGATCACCAATGCTGCCTGCACCGGTCTGTATGCCGGTCATCTNTTTTAATTGATTTTCTAAAGTGCTTTCAAAATCTTTTCCGCCTTTTACTTTCTTGCCTTCGGCGGTGACCAGCTTATCAGCATTTTTGACTTTTTTCTTTTGATTTTTTATTGTTTTTTCAAGGCCTACCTGCGCTTCGTCGTCTAAACCAAGACTTTGTTGTTTGCTCTTTAACTCTCTTTTGTTTAACCGTTGTAGCGTTTTTATATCTGCTAGTTCTTTTGCATTGAGGCGCGCCTGATCCTCGGAGATCTCTTTCCCCTCCAGCTCCGCTCGCGTGGTGGCGCCAACGATGTCATATATCTCTTTCGCCAGCGCCGCCTCCTTCTCTTTAAGCGCTTTAAATTCGTTTAATTCTTTTAGCCTATTTGCCTCTGTTGCTTGCGTTATTTTTAGAATTTCTAAAGTTTTTTCAGCCTCTGTTGCAAATTCTTGCTGCTTGCCGAGAACATCATCAAGATGACCGGCCATCGCCTGGAGCGCGGCCGGGCCGCCGTCGCTACTCCAAAGCTTCTTGCCAATTTCATCTACTGTTACAGAAAAATCCTCTGCAGCTTTGCCTGAATCAATAAATTCCTTTCTTAATTCTGCAACTGCCTTTGCAATCGTCGCCGCATTTTCCGCAGATACATCTGAAATAATATCATCAGCCACTGGTTATATTCCTTATTTTAATGGCCATTTGATGCCAGTTTCTTGTTCAAAGTTTCGAACTGATTTTTCCAACGTATAACGACTGTTTAAAACAACTGGATCGTTAAGTCCGTTTTTCAAAAAAGAGTCCATATACTTCTTTTCAGAAGCGACAACAGCAGCTAAAGCCTGAACGTCTTTGGGATTTCCTTTGATTGTGAAAAATTCACGAAAAGATGCGCCGGTAGGAGCAAACATATAATAAAGCATTTGTTTAAGTTTGGCACCGAACTTAACAAGAGAAGGGCTCTCAGTTAACAATTTCGCTTCATTTAGGTCGATAACAATTTTGTCTTTCATAAAGATAAATAGTTAATTAACTAAAAACGAGATGGACCAGAAGACTTATTGTTTGAAGTGGCTTTCTTCATTTCTTCATTTTCTTTTTCTTTATGACTTGCTAGCATATCAAAATACCAGTTTCTAAGTCCAATTGGAAGACTGTATAACTCAAATAAGCTCCAGCCTCCATAGTATTTCATATAAAAGAATTGCTTATATATGTTCTTAATGTAATCAGGACTTAGGCCAAAAAAACTCCGCGTTAAGCGGAACCTCCACAATGCCATTATGATCACATTCTTCGCATTCAAAGCTACAAGAAAGGTCCACGCCGGGAACAATTTTACCATATGCAGCTCTAAGATAACGACTATCTAACGCAGACATTGAAGCAATATATGATTTTACATATTGTCTATCAGAATTGCCATTAACAGAATAAATCATTTTCGCATACTGTGTTGTGATTAATCCGGAGTTTTTCTTTTTTGTTTTCTTATCTAAAACGTCGTCTTTTAATAGCCTTAGTTCTAGCTTTGTTTTTGTTCTAGGAATGGGTAAAATTATTCTTTGATGATCATAATCTACTTCTGCGTCAAATTCTTCTAAATGTGATTCGTAATCATTATTCTGTATTTCTTCTAGGTCAAATACGTATGTTTGTACATGATCACAAGAAGGACAAGCAAACTTTGTTTCATATTCAGAACCATAGCCATGTATACGACAAGCTATTGTGATGGCATTTTTATCGCCAACTAGCATATCTCTAACTTTCATTTTCGGCTCAACCAATACTGATTGTAAAAGCCTATCAATGGCGGTACCGTTTTTAAGAAAACTTTGATTAATAAGAATATCTTCTTCTTTCGTCGTCATATGTCTGATTTCGACAGTCTTTCTTTCATAAAGAGGGTGACCTTCATCATAAAAAAGGCCTTTACTTGGCAATTCAACTAATTCCGTTGGAACAATAAACTGCATTTGTGACGGAGTTGGTGGAACATCCGTATTTGGTTGAAGATTGTCGGTTGGTTGCTCTAAACCCAGTCTATCTTGATTATTTCTCATTTTTCCTCCGTAATGTAACTATAGTATATAATAAATGAAATATATTTTTAAAACTTAATTGTTCTAGTAGGGTACAAAGCGATACGCGCAAGTTGTCGGTCTAATTTTCATTGTAACTTGGCTAAGATCAGCTGAATTATAATCAAAAGCGGAGCCGAACTCGATACTTTGAAGAATGGGCCTGTAGAATGTCCAGGCCTCGGCCACCTTGCCAGCAGTTCCTAGCCGCGCGACTACTAGTTGCATCAACCACTTCTTATCCAGCTGCGTCAACATCCGGATCATCGACTTCTCCGGACTATAACCATTAGCAACTAACCAATCATATAATATGCTTGTATTGTTTGCGTCGCCGCCGTCCGCCTCACCGAGGCCGAACGACAGAGTTTCTTTGTCGATCGGATACAACAGATCATGCATGACTATGTTAACATCATCCCATTTGCTGTTCTTTTGCTGCGTGAACAGTCGCCCCAGGGGCCCGATTGTCTGATCTGTCTCTAGATTAAGTTTAGGCGGCGAAAACGAAGTGACGGTCCAATTTTGTATGCTCCCAGCCTCCTTGATGGCGCGCCGCTTTCCGGAAAAAAGCTCGATGCTTGCTATCCATCGAAAATTTCTTTTAGGTTCTAGCTCGGATGCATTCCAAAATGTCATATGCCAACCAATTTACCAGACCATTACTTCGTGCCCACGTCGACATTGACCGGTGTGCCGGCGGTCCATAATGTTGCGTTGTCATAAGTAATAGTCAATGTATAATTAACAACATCATCACTATCATAGCTAACCTCTCCAAAATCTACTGATTGTAAAAATGGATTGTTTAAAGTCCACCTTTCGATATCTTTGCCTTCGGCATTAATCTGACGCAATATTATCGCACCCAGAGCAAAATTCGATTTGAGTTTTGAGATAGTCTGTCGAGAGTCATTAGCACTTGTTGGAGTATTATAACCAGAATTGCTTAATATATTCATCATGATGGCAGTAGCGTCAGGAGAACCTGGATCTATAACGGTAATAGTGATATCTTCCCACTTGACGCGGCCGGGATACTTAAAAGTATGACCAACATATTTTACTTCTTGAGCGCCGTCCATACTAAAGGTTGGTTTTTTTGCCGTCTTGACAAAATACGATGCCAAGGGCACGGTGCCGGCGGCGCCAATATCCATTAAAAATCTAAAAGCTCTTTTTGGTTCGACTGCGTTGCTATTCCAAAATGTCATCTACCGAATCTCCTTATATCTCACTTATAAATAGTCTATCGTTTTATTAATCCTCGAATGAAGCGCCAGAATCTGTAATCACAAAATCAATCGCAATGAACTCAATCGCTCGCGCAGGCTTAAGGAAAATCTTAGCATACATAATGTTTCTATCAATCAAATCTGGAGTCGTAGTTGTCTCGTCCAAAATAATGCGATAGTCAGTCAATCCCAGACCAGCCTGAACAGAGGCGAGGAATGGGGCGGCGCGGCCTAAGAAACGATTCCAAGTGCTTTGGACATTTTGATCGAACAGCAATGTTGCTGCAATTCTAGAAATCTGTCGTTTGACAAAGATCATTAGTCTTCTAACATTAATCCTATCTAGAGCAGATGGAGTCATCTGTAGGGTCTTTTGACCAAAGATTACAATACCTTCCGCTGGGAATTGAGCAATCGGGTTAATGTTTGCTTCATAAAGTTTATCGCGTTCTTTCGAAACTAATCGCTGACGAACGCCGACAACTGGGAGGCCAGCGGCATTATTCGCTGACAACCCACCTCTTGTAAAGCCGGCAGGAGCAAACCAAAGTTCTTGTGTTCGTTGTCCATAAGACATTGCGCCGAGTGCGGCTACTGACGGAGGTGCCCAAAGTAGCGCGCCGTTGATAATATCTTGGATTTGAACCCATGGATAATATGCGCAACCAAAGCTTGAGTTGGTTTGCAGATTCTGCTTCTTGTTGTTAATTGTGCTATCTACAGAACCTAATCTGTTTTCTATCGTCTGTGTATCTTCCGTTTGTGGCACATAGCCCCCTTTGAGATCAATAATGGCTAATGCATCACCGCGAGCCTCGCATAGGTCAACAAGGTTTCTATTCAAAACATTGTTAGTGATACCGGGCATTGCCGCCAGATCAAACTCAACATTTTCTGGATCTCTTAGAGAATCAATAGCGACTTTAACAGAATTAAAAGTGTAACTATTTCTTTCTGTCGGTGGTGAAAGAGCAGTCCATATCTGATTCCTAAATGGCTCAGACTCGGTAATATCTAAACCGTCGTACCCGCCGTGTAAAACAGTGGTGAACTGATCAGCGCCATTGTCCAAAACATATTTGTAGCTACTAGTGTTGACGTATGATAGTTCTGAGGGTCTTACGTCGTCGAGATCCTGTCTAGACCCAGATACATAAACATTAGATCCCGTTAGTGAATCCTTCGCACTGGTCGTGTCAGTGTTCATTATATCGTCCAAAGTGAATACCCACGAGTTTTCTGTGTCATCGCCAGCGCTGCCGGCCTCCATATCAACACCGAGAGGTTTCGCCCCTGTATAATCGCCAATTGTCTCAGACGGCCGGCCTGAACGATTAAAGGTGGTATCTACACCAAACCACACATCTCTAAGATCAGTTGGGTTGCCTTCTGAGGCTGAAACTCTTAGTCGTAATGTTGGGAATTCATATGCGATTGTCGTCGCAGCGACGGTGCCGGATATCACTGTATCCCAAGTGTCTGCGGTGGCGAGGAAATCTGTGCCACCTGATACCATTGTGGTGACGTCCGCCGCGACGGTCGAGGCCGAAAATGCCGTAAATCTTGGAGGGCCAAAAACGCCAAATGGTAAGTATTCCGAATTTGTGGTCCCTTCATTAACCTGTGTATCCATATCTACGTAAATGTAATTGGAATTACTATTATAATCTCCATACGCAATATATCTACGATCGGTATCATCCCATTCTAGATATTTATTTCCAATCTTTCTAGCAATATAATTTTCAGAACCTGGATTTAGATTGCAGTTGTTAAATTGTTCTAAGATTTTTGGTCGATTATCTGTGTCGCGCATNGCGCGAACAGCAACAGTAAANGTTCCAAATGAATTTGCAGGATCGGATGATACTCGAATATCTTGTATTGAAATTTTAAGATTTCTCGAAGCCCAGCGGCCTGTATTTTTCGCTACTAGTCGGAAAAGTTTTTGCTGGTTAGCGGCATCAAATGAAGCAGTGTCTGTGGATAAATCTTGAGAAATATACCAACCGGTTTGAGGATCACTAAAATCTCGCCTAAAATCACTACCGGGTGTCAAGGTATTGGGGTCATATAAAGGTAGTATAACACCATATTGATCGGCAGTCGAGGTGCCTAATAATTCATCAACCGCGTCTTCATATGTTTCGCCAAGCCAATAGCCAGTAGTGGGGGCGGCGTCCTTCATAATATCGCTATTACTTAGCACTGGGTTGGTATTAAAAACCTTTCTAATGAAGTTCTCTGAAGAAGAATCGAAATTAAATTTTGTATCAATAACC